TAGAAAATAAAAAGAAGCAACTGCATAAAGACCTTAGAAAAGAGGTTGAGACAGGGGCTAACGGTACGCAGCAATATGTGATAAAAGAAGGTATTAACAAAAATAAAATTGCAAAGGTTAAATAATGGATAAAGATTATTACACATCAGGCATGAGAGAAAAACAGCCTTCAAGAGGTGGTAAAGTAAAATCACCAGCGAATCCACCTAAAGGTGTCGAAGAAAAAAATAGAAGAAATAATATGCTTGTTAAAGCTAAGAGAGATGCCGATGCTGCAAGAAGTAGAGAAGCTGCAATGGGTGATAAAAACATTTCTTATGTTGGAGATCCATTTGTGGTTGATGGTAAAAAATTTGACCCTGCTAAAAAATTTCCAGAAACGTATATGAGACCTGAAGGTGCTAAAACTTTTAAAACAGGTGGTATGTGCAGAGGTGCAGGTGCTGCTGTTAAAGGTAAGAAATTTCAAGGTGTTTTTTAATTTGCATCCAGATCTAAAATAATCTATATATTCGCTATGACCATCAGAGGTGATAGCACAGAATACGACCTACTTAAAAAGTGGTGTGAGACATTACCATTCTTTGAAGAACCAAAATCAGTTACATCATGTGAAATAGGTGTGAGAGAAGGTCTTGGATCTAAAGTTATTATGTTAGGTTTAAGAGCTAGATTAATAAAAAAAATACCTTATCAACATATTGGAATTGATCCATACGGTAATTTAAAATATCAACATTACGATAACTCAGAAGAATACACAGCTGATTATACAGATGAAATGAGATTAGAAATGCAAAAAGATTTTTCTGATCATCCTGAGTTTACTTTCTTTCATATGAAAGATACTGATTATATGAATTTCTTTGCAGCACAAGATAAAATATATGATTTAGTTCATTTTGATGGACCACATATGACAAAAGATGTAATTACCGAAGCTGTTTGGTTTGCAAATAGATGTAGGAAAGGATCTAGATTTATATTTGATGATTACAAAAAATATAAAATGGAAGACATATCTAAAGCATTAACTCACTATGGATTTAATATTATGCAAGCAGGTGAGAATAAAATAATGCTACAAAAATTAAAATAATGGATATTGATACAATATCACTTGTTCAAAAGAAGATAAAAATAGAACTTCAGAAACTAAAAGACCACGCTATATATAGTGTTGACACGATAGAGAAGCTACAATATATTAGGGGTCAAATCAGATCTTTAGAAGATCTGCAACAGAGTCTTAAAGACCTGCTGTCAACAACGGAGTATGAAGATGAACAAGTCCACGGAGACACCGAAACGGACTGAAGCGCTTCTAAACGCTTATAAAGAAAAGCAAGAAGTAGAAACAGTCCTAGACCCTAAAGCGGTCGATAAATCAACCTTAGATAAATTACCGACACCAACTGGATATAGAATTTTGGTATTGCCTTATGCAGGACCAAAAAAAACCAAAGGTGGAATATATTTATCTGACACAACACAAGAAACAATACAGATGACAACCGTCTGTGGTCTTGTGCTAAAAATGGGAGATCTTTGTTATCATGATAAAGATAAATTTCCAAAAGGACCTTGGTGCAAACTAAATGATTGGGTAATTTTTAGTAGGTACGCAGGTTCAAGATTCAAAATAGAAGGTGGTGAAGTAAGGGTACTGAATGATGATGAAGTCATTTCTACCATTTCTAATCCAGCTGATATTTTGCACCATTATTAAGGAGGATAGAAAATGGCTGACATACAAGAAAAAAATCCATCAGTTGAATTAGATACTGATGGTGTTAATGATCAAGTAGTAGATGTTGAAACTCCAAAAGAGTCCACATCTGAATTTCAACAAAAAGAAGAAGTTGATTTAGGTTACACAGATGTTTCTGGTAAAAAAACTGCAAAAGAACTTTTGCAGGAAGTAAAAGAATCTGAAAAAGAAACAAAACAACCCGAACCTAAGTTTGAACAAAGATATGAAGAAAAAGATTCTGAGCCTTCTGACTTAGAAGATTATTCTGAAAAAGTTCAAAAAAGAATTAAAAGGTTAACTTTTCAAATTAAGGAAGCTGAAAGAAGAGAAAGAGCTGCCGTTGATTATGCGAAAGGTTTGAAAAATAAATATGAGACTGCTCAAAATAAATATGAGGAGACTGATACTAATTACCTTAAAGAATACAATGCTAGAATTGATGCTGAAAGAGAAAAAGCAAAAAATGCATTAAAACAAGCATATGAATCTCAAGATACTGATGCAATTTTAGAGGCACAAGATACGCTTACAAAATTATCAGTTGAGAAAGAAAAAGTTTCTATGACTCTACAGGACAAAGAGTCTCGGAAAAAAGAAGTAGAATCACAACCTGCTCAAGAGGTCGCTCAACCAGATGCACCACAACCAAAAATAAGTCCTAGAGCTCAACAATGGGCTGAGGATAATGAATGGTTTGGCTCTGATAGGGTATTAACTTCTGCTGCTATGGGAATACACGAAGACCTTTTGCAGGAGGGAATTGACGCAGAGAGTGATGAATACTATAATCAAATCAACAAACGTATGACAAGTCTGTGAAACTCACCAAATCACAGGTAGTTATCGCTAAGAAATTAGGGGTGCCACTAGAGGAATACGCAAAATACGTGAAGGAAGGAGCTTAATTATGGAAAACTACAAAACTTCACGCGAGTCTAGTACGAGAGAAAAAGCAACTCGTAAAAAAGATTGGACTCCACCATCCAGTTTGGATGCGCCAGCTGCACCGCAAGGTTATGCGCACAGATGGATCAGGGTTTCAACCGCTGGTTTCGAAGATCCAGGTAATGTATCTAAGAAACTTAGAGAAGGTTGGGAATTCGTAAAAGCCGAAACCATTTTAAGTGAGATCGGTCAAAATGATTATCCTGTAATCCATGAAGGAAAACATGCTGGTTTAATCGGAATTGGTGGCCTTGTGTTGGCAAGGATACCGGAGGAGATTTTGAAAAGTCGTGCTGAGTATTTTAGAAAAATTACTCAAGACAGAACAGACGCGATAGATCGAGATCTTATGAAGGAACAACACCCGGACATGCCAATCAATATTGATAGGCAGTCTAGAGTTACCTTTGGTGGTAGTCGTAAAAAATAATTTTTTTGCATTACCTACCCGATGTAGCTTGGATAATATAAACATAATAGGAGAAAACAACTATGGCAAACGTAAGTGAAAAGTTCGGTCTAAGACCGTACAGAAAACTAGACGGTACACCATTAGTAGGAGCTCAAAATAGATACACTATTGCAGCTGGTCATACTACTGCAATTTTCCAAGGCGACATGGTTATTCCATTAGCTTCTGGAAACATTGACAGACACACTGCTGGCAATGGTACTGCTATCTTGGGCGTTTTTAACGGATGTTTCTATAATGATCCAACTACTCAAAAGCCAACTTACTCGAATTACTACCCAGGTGGTATTACACCAACTCAAGGCGACATTACTGCCTTTGTTGTTGATGACCCTGATGCAGTATTTCTTGTAGACGCTGACGCGGCTTTTACGAGAGCAGGATTGTTTGCAAACTATTCTGTTACAAACACTACAGGTGTAACACAAACAGGACTATCAAAAGTACAATTAGCTGTTTCAACAGCTGATACGAATGCTACATTCGCAGTACAAGCAATTGACATTTCGCAGGATCCAGACAATTCGGATACTTCTGTGTCAAATGCTAATATTCTTGTTAGAATCAACAACCACTTCTACAAAGGTGGTACAACAGGCATAACTACATAATAAGGAGTTAAATTATGGCTATATCACGATCACAACTAGTTAAAGAACTAGAGCCAGGTTTGAATGCCTTATTCGGCCTGGAATACAGTAGGTATGAAAATCAGCATGCTGAAATTTTTACTACTGAAACATCTGACAGAGCTTTCGAAGAGGAAGTAATGTTAAGCGGTTTCGCTTCTGCACCAGTTAAACAAGAAGGTGCTGGAGTAGTGTTCGATCAAGCAGGTGAAACTTTCACAGCTAGATACAACCACGAAACAATCGCATTAGCATTCTCTATCACTGAGGAAGCAATCGAGGACAACCTATACGATAGACTTGCGGGCAGATACACAAGAGCTCTTGCAAGATCTATGGCTAACACGAAGCAAGTTAAAGCTGCTAACGTATTGAACAATGCGCAAGT